GGTTATCTTTCTTGACCACATCAGTATTGTTATATCTGGTCAAGACAATGGAGATGAGCGTAAGGCTATTGATAACATGATGACGAAGCTTCGTACACTGGTTCAAGAGCTAGAGATAACCTTGATCTGTGTCAGTCACCTTCGTAGACTGCAAGGGAACCAAGGCCACGAAGATGGAGGCAGTGTGTCATTGTCGCAGCTCAGAGGCTCAGGTGCTATTGCTCAACTGAGTGATGCTGTGATTACATTGGAGCGTAACAGCATGGCAGCAGATGACAATGAACGTCACATGACTAAGGTGGCTGTGGCTAAGAATCGCTACAATGGTTATACAGGGCCAGCGTGTGTGCTAAAGTATGATATGAACACTGGACGTATGCTTGAGGTACAAGAGGAGACATTATGACAGGCAAAGGAAGTACACCTAGACCTTTCAGTGTAGCTCAGGAGCAGTACGATGCTCGATGGGACATGATCTTTGGTCGTGACAAGGGTGATAAAGAACGTGATGTAGAGTTTGACAAAGAGGCTGATAAGCTAGAAGAGGAGCAAGACAAATGAGTGCATGGTTAATTGCTGTAGTTGGAGTGGTCTACACTATCGTAGCCATTGACTTGATCGTCAAAGGGAATACTGGTCTGGGTATAGCCTTTGTAGGTTATGCACTGGGTAACGTGGGGCTGTACATGGAGGCTGCAAAGTGAAATTAGACACACTTGTTGGTATGGCAAAAGAGACAGCTGCCTTTGGTGTTCATCCAAGTGGTGAGTACATTTACTCTTTTTACACTGAGCAGCTTCAAGCCTTTGCAAGGTTGATAGCACAGCATGAGCGTGAGGCGTGTGCAAAGTTAGAAATTGAACTAATTTTGTCGCCTGCTTTTTTTGCAACTATGGGTGAATATGACGCACATAAAGATGCTGTTCTTGCTTATCGCAATTTAATCCGAGCAAGGGGACAAGCATGAGCAAGTGGGTTGACAGAATGATTGCTAGAGGTGTATCACCTGAAGTCATTGCACAACGGGTTGCACAGAGGAAACTTAATACTCGGGCGTGGGCTGAGAAGAACAAGGACAGGAAGTCTGCACACAAACGAGCATACAAAGCAAGGCTTAAGAAAGCAAATACTAAGGCTGGTTATGAGGGTGTGATAATTAAGTCAGCGTATCACCCTAACTGGAAAGAAGTTCCTGTGTATGATTGCCCAGAACTAACGTATAGAGGAAAGAATGATTGACCTAGACACGATAGCTGGTAGAATGTTGGACTTGGAGACTAAGTACTATGAAATGCAGGACAAGTATCAGTTACTCATTCACCACTATGAAGACTTAAAGGCAGAGTATGAAGCGTATCGTATTGGACATCGAGACAACCTTAGATCACAACACGATTTGGATGGTGGTAACTAAGGACATTGACACTGGAGAAGTGAACGTATGGAAAGCAGCAGACAGCCTCGTGGGGTATTTAAAGGACGTTACATTGATAGTAGCCCACAACGGAATAGGCTTCGATTTCTCGATACTCAACAGGCTCTGGAATACGAAGATTCGCTTGAACCAAGTGTACGATACACTGATAGCCTCAAGACTGCTAGATCCCTCAGTAGAGAACGGGCACAGCTTAGACGCATGGGGCACGAGGTTGGGGAAGAATAAGATTGACTACGCAAAGGTATGGACATGGCTAATGGAACGACGAGAGGAATACAAGGGTGAGTGCTTCAACAGTCCTCACATGGCTCTTCTGGAGTATTATTGCATTAGGGACGTTGAGGTCACTGCTAATCTTTATACTCATCTTACTGATGAACTCACTAAGAAAGACTTTTCACAAGAAAGCCTTGCTCTTGAGCATAAGGTAGCAGCTATCATTGAGGAACAAACACGACATGGATTCAAACTCGATCAAGTCTACACCACTTGCTTACTTGCTGACATCAAAGGAAAGATGGCTGGAATCTATGAGCAGATGCAAGAGAGATGGCCTCCAACGGTTACACCAAGGTTCCACAAGACAAGTGGAAAGCCCATCAAAGACTGCATTGATACTTTCAATCCCGGAAGTAGAAAGCAGATCGGAGAGAAGCTGATGGAGCTAGGATGGAAACCTAAGGTGTTCACTGAGAAGGGTCAAGCTATTGTCGATGAGTCTGTACTTGCTAAGGTTCCTTTACCTGAAGCTCAGTTGATTGCCACTTACTTGATGCTGCAGAAACGTGTAGCTCAGATTGAAAGCTGGCTTGAGTCTGTAGGTAAGGACGGTAGAGTGCATGGTAAGGTTATAACGAATGGAGCTGTAACTGGTAGGATGACACACAGTACTCCTAACATGGCACAGATTCCTAACTCAGGAAGTATATATGGCCCAGAGTGCAGAGAGTGTTGGACTGTGGAAGCAGGTAACGTATTGGTTGGCTGTGACGCTAGTGGCCTTGAGCTGCGTATGCTTGCACATTATATGAAGGATGATGAATATGTTAAGACAGTCACTGAAGGCTCCTCGAAAGATGGGACGGATGTACACACGCAGAATCAAAAAGCTGCAGGTTTGCAAACAAGGGATCAAGCGAAGACATTTATATACGCATTCCTATACGGTGCAGGGCCAGCTAAGATTGGTTCCATCGTCGGTGGTAATGCTAAAGCGGGACAGAAACTTATCGATTCCTTCCTTAAAAACACGCCTTCCCTACAACGTCTTAGAAATACGGTTAGCAGATATGCGGGTAAGGGCTTTGTACCGGGGCTTGATGGTCGTAAGATATGGGTACGCAGTGAACACGCAGCTCTCAATTCGCTCCTTCAAGGGGCTGGGGCGATTGTGATGAAGAAAGCTTTGGTATTATTTCACGATAAAACTAAGGCTAACAAGTGGCCTGTGAAGCTAGTAGCTAATGTCCATGATGAATTTCAACTTGAAGTTCCTAAGATATATGCTACAATAGTAGGTGAGGCTGCAAAGCAGAGTATCGTTGAAGCTGGGTTGCATTTCAAGCTTCGTTGTCCATTAGACGGGGAGTACAAAGTTGGCAACAACTGGCGTGAAACACACTAATAAACAGATTATCTTTGACATTGTAGATGATAACTTCAAAGTCAAGATTGTAGGAGATCTGGATCTGGAACAGGTATACATAGTGCTAGGATCGGCTATGATGTACTTGGAAGATCTAGCTGAGGGTAATGTAGCTCACCCATTTAAAGAGCTGCACTAGAAAGGAAAATGAAATGAGTATTGATACATTGAAACCCGTTAAAGTTGCTGGTGAAATCTTCTGGAGCAACTGGATGAATAACTTTAATACAAAGTTTAATGAAGACAACAAGAAGTACGAATGTACCATTGGTAACTTGAGTGATGCAGCCTGTGAGAAGCTTAAAGAGCTGGGCATCAACATCAAGAACAAAGAGAGCATGGGTAACTTCATTGTTGCTAAGTCTACCTACTTGTTCACACCTGTGGATGAAGAAGGTAATCCTGTAGACATTGCCTTGATGGGTAATGGTACTAAGTGTCACGCAGTTATCTCTTCGTATCGCCACAAGATGTCAGCTAAGTTTGGTGCTGCACCTTCAATTAAGAAGTTGATTGTGACTGAACTGAAGGTGTACGTTCCTGAAGGTGAAGAGCAAGAGACTGCGGACGATGTCCTCTGATAGACCTGTAGAAGCCATCGTTGATGCGGACTTTCTCGTATACAAAGTTGGCTTCTCATGTGAGGAGGAAGAGGAACGGTGGGCACTAAATCGACTCACGGAGTGGTTTACCGACATAATCTATATGCGCTTGAAGTGTGATGACTACAGAGCATGGATTACAGGAAAGACTAACTTTAGATTCGAGGTAGCTACCACTGTTCCTTACAAGGGTAATCGTAAGGATGCTCCTAAGCCTAGGCACTATGAGGCTCTTCGCAAACATCTCATGAAGCTCGGTGCTAAGATGTCTGAGGGTGAAGAAGCTGATGACTCTGTAGGCATAGCGTCCACTGAAGGTAACTACTGGATCGTCCACGTTGACAAGGATCTAGATCAGTTACCGGGGTGGCACTATAATC